CGTGGCAATAGTAGTCGCAGAGTTATTTTGAATAACAATTGTGCCGCTTGATTGATTGTTGTTGAACGTGAAAGTTGCGCCATTTGGCAACGTGGTCGCGTCCGGCAATTTAATAGTTTGACCGCCAGAACCCGCGATGGTCCAATTCTGAACAGATGCAGCGGTCAGCGTAATAAGTGAACCCGCCGCTTGGCTTGTGTACCCTTCAAACAAGCAATTGGTAGTGATGTTGGCGTTTGCGTCGCGCAAAACAACCGAATTCGCGCCGCTGGATGATGTGACGCCCGTTCCACCATTGGCGACTGCAAGCGTTCCAGCAAGGGTTATCGCGCCGTTTGTGGCCGTGTTCGGAGTTAACCCTGTTGTTCCACCCGAAAATGTCAAAACACCAGTATTAGCAATTGTTACTGCTGTGGAACCGTTAAATGTGCTGCCAGATAATCCAGTGCCAATAGTAAGGGCGTTGGGAGTTTGGGCAGTAATTGTTCCACTAGCACCCAAAGCAATGCCAACACCGTTGACCGTAACGCTAGAGTTCGCCAAACCCGTATTTGGGATTGTGGTCGCCGCCGTGACGTTCCCCGACCCATTGGCATACATATACCCCGTCAATCCCGTAACAGCCAAATTGGTGGTTGTCAGGTTTGTAAATGATTCGGAAGTTGAACCGGGTAACTTTTGCCAAACGCTATTTTCAAAAATAACCCAATCGCCCACATTCCAGCCAGAAACGCCGTTTAAAGTGGTGTTACCAGCAACACTAACAACATAGTAATACCCTGCTGTGCCAACGCTGGATGTTAAAGTTGGAGTGTTTGTGGCAGCGTTCCAAACGCCTTGATATGCTGGCGCATTAGTTGGTTGAGTGCTAATAGATGTAATTTGACCTTGTGCATTGACAGTCAAAACGGGAACCACTGCCGCCGAACCATAAGTACCAGCAAAAACGCCAGTGTTTGCAATATTGACCGTGACCGCGGCAGAGCCATTAAAAGAACCACCTGTTAAGCCAGTTCCTAAAGTTAATGAATTTGCTAGTGTCGACGGAATGGTTCCACTTCCGCCTAATGCAACTGTTACACCGTTAAACGTAACAGAATTATTGGCTAATTGTGAATTGGTAATTGTCCCGCTAAGTGCTGTGGTCGGTATGGTGATGGATGCGGTCATTGCGCCAGTGGCGTTTCCATAAACGTAACCTGTAAGCGTTCCAGCCACGCCGGTTCCACCTTGTTGTGGTTGAACCGTAGACAAAGAAATGGTATTGCCCGAAATAACAATCGGCGACGTGGCTGTATAGACCGTTGAAGTTAATGGTCCAACATCAACAACAGTTCCATTAGTGTAAGTAATTTGTAAATATTGGAATGTGCCAATAGTGACGGGAACGATTGATGAGATGCCATTACCAGTGACGCCTCGGTCAATGTTGATGGTTTGTGTGGGTGTGGGGACAACCTGGCAAACAATACTATTGCCGCTTTGTACGGTTAAATTTAAATTCATTTAGACCACCACAATTCCGTCGGAACGCACCAAGAACAGCAAAAAAATCACCGCATCATCAGCAGGATTTCCACCAGAAATCGCGGGAAAATTTACCATAATTCGACCAGAAAAACATACGGGATTCTGTGCATTGATTTCAAGTTCGGGGTCGGTGGATACCAACGACCAAGTGGAGTCATCAATGACCAATGTAAACGTTCCGGCAGAAGCGTTCAAATTGACAATGTTTAATGTAATAGCCGTTGGGGTGGGCGTGTAATCCGCAATGTTAAAAGATAGCCCGGTTCTGGTGTCTTGCAAATTGGACACTTCGCGTCGAATGATTTGGGCGTTGATAGTTGCACCTGTCAAATCCACCGCGCCGCCAGCTTGATTAGTGAATGCAAGATTCCAATAAGTTGCTTGATTCCAGACCAATTCGCCGGAGATGCAGGGATTTGAAAACCCCGACACCTGATAAATGGTGTTCTGATTAAACGCTGCCATGAAAATTTCCCTTTACTCAGGTAGTGACGCTCCCCGCTGTCTCGCAGGGCTACGGTCTTGTCATGTGGTGTTGGGTAATTTTAGCTTGAACTTGGCGGTGTTGGCCAAATAATTTCAATAGGATAGCTAGATTGTTTGGTGATGTCTCTTAACGCTTGACGATAATTTTTCCAAGAATCGGACATGACAACATTGGCTTCGGATTGCCTTGTCACCATCCAATCCGTTTGCATCAACAAAGTTTGACGTTTTTTGTCTATGTCTTGAATCAATAAATTATTATCAAGAACCCAATTTTGTTGTTCATAGTTCCAAAAATGATAATGACTTGGCCTTGTTGTTAATTTTTGGACATGACCATTTACTATTTGATATTCCATTGGCGCATAATCGCCTTGAATAAAATTAACTTTATTATTGCCAATCCAATTTTCAACAATAACATCAATTTGATTTTCATCGCATTTAATTTGTTGCAAAATTTTTCCAGTTGCAATTTCGTAAATAACGTAATTCATCGTTTTAACTCAGTAACATTGATAGACGGAAAAGCAGCATAAACAGCGGAAGAACTGTTATTGCCTAACACTAAGAAATATGTTGTAGGAATACCAGAAGAAACGATTGTATCAACAATAGTGGCCGCTTCCGCATTGCCAGCAAGAATTTGTCCATAATAAGGTTGAGCTGAAGTATTAAAAACATCGCTTGAACCACCAATATAATATAAACGAGTATAAATGCCAGAACTTAATTTCCATATTTCAAGAACGTTAGTTTCATGCGAATTAGTATAAAAAAATGAAGTCGCATTTATTAAAATTGATGAATTAACGCTTGCTGGCGTAATTGTTGCGGAGACCGGAATGCTTCGTGTATTATTAGGCCAAACACCAGATAAATTTGTAAAACTAATTATTTGACTCGGACTATTTAAAGTTGATGAAACAACTGAACTAACAGCGTTTAAATTTATATTGTTTGTTGACACAACATTACCATTCAACGTCATTTGTGAACCGTTGAAAGAAATGTTGGTGGACGAGTTGCCCAATGCAAAATTTCCCGTTTGGTCCAGATACATACCCGAACCAGTCATGGACGTTCCGCTAATTGTTGCGGTGTTCGCTTCGAATGTGCCCGTGACAGTCAGATTGCCCGTGTTAACAGTAATAGCCGATAATGAACCAACTTTTAGATTAGACAAATATGGAACGTTCCAAACAGTTTGTAAAGTGCTTGGGTTATAAATTCCATTTGTCTGAAATAATGCTTGTCCAGCACCATATATGGGTGGTGTCGCTTGCCATGTTTCAGCGCCGCCCCATGTGTTGTAGGGCGGAAAAGCGCCAGCGCCAACAGTAGTGTAAGTAGCAGGGGTGGCGCTTAACGATGATAAATTTGAAACAGCGTAAGCAATTCTAGATGACAGACCATCTACGCCATTTGAGCCAGGCGTTCCCGATGCGCCGTTTGTTCCAGAAGCACCTAAAGCATACGCCGTGGAAGTTGTCCATGTAACCGTTGATGTAGTGCTGCTGCCATTGTCAACATATTGAACAGAACAAGCATAAAGGATTTGTCCAGTAACTGGCGCAGTTGGTAATATTGTCCAACCATTTGCCGTGGATGGCGCGGTATATGTGCCATTTGCCCATGTATATGTTGATGTTCCGATTGGAAACAATGTTGGCGTACTCGCAGCCCATTTATAAACCTGTAAAAAAGCAGTTCGCGTGCCATTTTGACCAGCAGCACCAGCGGGATATACCGTGGTAGATGTCCAATTGATAACAGTAACTGTGGTAGTTAAATTATCTGAATAAACTTGGTCAATCGCATATAACAATTGTCCCGCCACTGGTGTGCCGGGCGTAATAGTCCAGCCATTTGTGGTGCTTGGCGCGGTAAAAGTGCCGGAAGCCCATGTGTAGACTGAAGTTCCAGATGGATAAGTTACCGGCACAGTTGATGACCATTTATACATCGTCATCACTGCGGTTCTAGAACCATTTAAACCGTTTACGCCATCTGTACCCGCGTATCCAGATGCAATAATGCTTGCAGTTGTCCAATCAATTGATGTAGTAGTAACTGTGGCCGAATCCGCAATATTAACTTTGGCAGCCCATAAGGTAAATCCGGGACTAGGCGAAACTCCAATTGTTTGACTCCAGCCGGTTGGAGTAGGCGTGAATGATGAACTTGACCATGTATATGTGGATGTTCCAGTTGGGCCGCTGGGAATTGTTATTGCCCATTGATAAACAGTAGGACTAGCAGTTTGTAAACCATTTGCACCCGGACTACCATTTGCGCCATTTAAACTTGGCGATGTGATTGAAAAGCCAGATGCCCAACTAACCGTTGTGGCAGTTGTTCCACCAACGGCGACAATTTGAATAGCAGCTTGCCATAATTGCGCCAATGGAACATTTGGATTTGGTGGAATAGTAGTCAACCAACCATTTCCACCAGTGTATGACGAATTGACGCCCGTGGCCCATGTAAATGTAGATGTTCCAGACGGATTTGGCGGAGTGGAATTTGCCCATTTATATAAATAAGCAGTTGCATATTGATTGCCATTTGAGCCGGGTGTTCCACTAGAACCGGGGTCTAAATAAATAAATTGAGTAATGGCCGATGCCGCTTGCGTAATAACGCCAAGTGATGATTTGTAACGAATTGGAACGGTCAACAACGCTGGTGATGAAGTCATGGCCGTAACCGATGCCCATTGTGCGTATGTGCCGCCATCAGTAATTGAACCAAGGGTCAAGCCGCCCGTTGTGGTGATGTCACCGTAACCTGTGGTGGCCGAGCCGCCAATCCGCCAAGTATTATTTACAAAAGCCGAATCAGTGTCGGTTTGAGATGTAACAAAATCAATTGCACCGCCAGCAGCAGAACCGTAAAGTTTTGGAACAATTCCTGTGAAAACGGGCGTGACGCCACCAGTGCGTGGAACTTGTGTAATAACTGGCGCAAACGTACCAATAAAAGTGCCCGCCACGGCAGAAGTTGTCGGGTTGGGATTCCAAACCAACGATGTAGAAAGTGGCGACAAAACGGATGAACTGTTATTGTTCATCACGATAAATGCAAAATAATAAGTCTGACTTGGCAAACTTATATCAATAAATGAAACCGTGGACGATGGCGTAAAAGCCAACGAATTTGATGATGTTTGCGAACCCCAAGCCACCCATTGCGATGCCGTTGGGCTTGAATAAGTGGTATAAAACAACGTTACTTCAGTAACTTGGCCGCTAGTGGGTATGATGCAACCAACATTAAACGATGGGATGGTGGCCGTTGGACTGCTACTGGTAACAGTGGGCGCGGTTAGTGGCGAAAAGTATTGCGGATTTGCCAAGCCGCTATTTGGTGTTGGCGTAAATTGTGTGATATTGCCCGTTGCGTAAACCGCCGGATTGTACGCATTCATTTGAAATGAAGCCGACAAAGTGCCATCGGGTTGGGCTATTTCTTTAACTTGAGTTACGCGAAATTGTTGATTTGTCCAACCATAATTTGCATTGGTAACCGTGACAACATCGCCAGCTTGAACTTGAATACCGGCATAGGTAGATTCAAAACCAACAATAAGGTCTTGGCGGTTTTGTTCCAAAACACGGTTGGCAAGGTATTGGGCGGTGACGCTGGAATTTATCAGGTCATAAGAAACCGTGTATTTGTTCACGGGTTCATTGGGATAAAGCAAACCGCTAGGTGTTTGTAAATTCACATATCCTGGTTGGTCGCGGTTTGTAGCGTCGTTGAACTTGGCCTCAACTTGGTTGGCCTGTTGGGTGATGTCCAAAGCGCCAAGGGTGATTGCGCCAATGATGTTGGTGTCATCAAAGCTGAAAGATGGCGATATAACTTGGTTAATAACCACCGACCACAAACCTGTTGTCGAATTGTAGGCTTGCCAGCAATCGCAGCAAGTCATCATGATGTCCACGTTGTTCAGAACCGTTTGCCCGGTATCCAATACGCCGTTGAACCGATAGCGCGGAATGGTTTGGGAATAACCGTTGTAATCGGTGTATGGAATCAAGACGTCCGAATAAGTATTCAGCGCGGTGGCCGATGTCGAATCCACAAAAGACGGGTCAATCGCGCCGCCGTATACGGTATTTGTAAGGTAGTCATACCAGGCGTCGCCGGGCTTCGCGCAACCTGTGCCGTTCAAATAATGACTGACGTGAAAGGTGATGGGTTGAAGACTTGTCGTTCCAGCGGAATTGGCGTTATAGACCAAGGTGACGACCGCAAACGCTGTGCCGTTCATTTGGCGATTGCTAGAAACCCATTGTTGGCCCGATGGAACGCCGTTGGCCGTGGACATGATGGCCGATGGCAGATTGGATGTGTTAACGGGTGTAATCGTTCCCGTGGCGCTGGATGTGTAAAGCGCAATATACAAATGGCCGCTGATTGTGGTGTCCACGTTTCCAGCTTGGTCGGTCAAGCTGACAACTTTGGTTAAGTCGGTGGTATCAAAAGTTATTAGGCGGTCTTGATAATAAAATTTTGTGGTGTCGTATAAAAATTGACCATTTGGCGAAATGCACGAAATTGCCATAACGTAATACATTTTTGTTTGGTCGGTAGTCAGCACCGCATCAACAAAACGCGCACCAGTGTAAGCGTCGCCGTAAACCAATGGAATGCCAGCGGTTGGGTCTGGTGGTACTTGCTGGCGAATGTTATTTTGTTGCGATTGTGGAACGTTAGGCGCAAAAATACGCGACACCACAATAGAAGCAGCAAAAGTTGCCGCCATTTGTGCGCCCCATGCTGGAATGCCTAATTCCGGCGCATAAACGGCAACAAGAACAAGTGCTGCAACTTCAAGCAAAGACGCAAAAAATCCACCAATACCTTTTGACATTTTTAATTCCCAAATTTAACGATTTGCGCCGGAACGGTGCTAGTGGAACCAATCACTTTGGAAGTGCTGCCTGTGCTGGCGGTGTTACCAAAATTAAAATATGTGGAAGCAATGGTTGGAACACGGTCCATTGACGTATCGTTTGGATACAAAAAACGCCAATTTGATGGGTTGGTTTTTATGCCAGCAATGCGACTATCCAGAACCAAGCGCATGGATGCCGATGACATGATGCAACTGGCGGTCCGGGTTCGCAATTGTTCGTCGAAACCTTCGGTGATATTGATGTTGTTGATGATGCCTTGGTAGCGTTGGAAAAACTGCAGAACGCCGCCAATTGTCAAAAGCTGATTGTTGGAATCAGTAAATCCGCGCCAAATAGTTAAAGTTGACCCTTTTATATTTGCGCCAAGAATTAACGCAATGTTTGCCGGGTTTAAGCCGGTAATGGTCAGTTTTACATCGGTGCTGGTGGATTTCATGTCCGATTGAATTTCAGAAACACCCATATACGAACCCATGCCAGCATAAGTCACGCTGCCCACAGTTATATTTGCAGGCGCATTGCAAAAAGTGTCGGTAAAACTGGAATTAGACAGCTTGACAAACTCAATGTAACGTATGGCATTAGAACTAACCGCAGCGATTGTCGTACTCATTTTTTATCCTGTTACATATTCACGGAACACAAACGGGCCGGACCATTCCACAAACGCGCCGTTAGTCATGGGCGTTAGCGAATAAGTTGGGCATTGTTCGGCAACCACGTTAAAAGTGCAAGCATTGCCAACGTAAACCGTTGTGCCGGATGTGGGCAAGCCAATCAATGGACGATGAATATTTACCGATGAACCGGATGAATCAGCCGTGATTTTGTAGCTGTATCCGTTAATCATGATGAAATCACCAGCTTTGAAAGTGCCATTGGAATTTAAAAGCAAAGTTTGCGTATTGGCCGCTGGTGTGCCGTTCAAAGTGGCGACGGTTGCCGTTCCACGCATGACGGTGAACCAAGACAGCAAAGAAGAATTGAAGATGATGGTTTCCGGCAATTGGCGGTCCAAGTTATCAATTCCTTGGATGATGTCGCGCACTTGTGGGTAATACAAGAAATTGTGCGGAATCACTGTAAACACCCACGGAACTGCTGTCAGGTATTGCGCGGTTGTCATGTAACCAGCGCGTGTGACTTGTTGCCCAACCATACGACGGTTGTTCACCGTCATCTTTTGTTGAATTTCAAAAATGTTTTGAAAAGCCATTTTTATACCCTTGCGCGGTTAGTTGCCAAACTCTTTGTAGCGTATTGGTTAGCCGCCCAAATCGCCTGTGAACTGCCATAGAGCCGTTGTTCAAACGATTGGGTATCAATGGCTTGGATATAGTTGTTGGTTACATTAGTAGTGCTACCTAATCCACCCAATGCGCCATTAGGAATAATTGTCCCTGCGGTTTTAGGAATAAACAATTCCGGGCCTTGTTCACCAACTAATGAAACTTTGCCAACTGGGGGTTCGCCTCCATCTGCATACGCACCGCCATTGCCAAATGATGAACTAGGGACGCCGGGACTACCGCCCAACAATAAACTTAATGCACTCATTAAAGGCCCACCAATAGCGCGATTAACTTGTGCTTGCAATTGGATTTGAATTAAACCTTTAAGAATGGTTCCAACCAAATCTTTAAAATTTATTTTCCCAGTTTGCACAAATTTTGTTAGTGCAGAATCCATATTGGAGATGACGGAATTAAAGGAATTTCCGGCCAATGTTGCCATGTTCGTGGCTTTTTCCATGACATTGTTGTAGGCTTCTGTTAAACCGTATTGAACTGTTTGCTTGTAATCTGTGGTTTGTTTATTTAGTTCAATTGTTGCTTGTCCAACTTTTTTCAATTGTTCTACTTGTCGATTAATAACTTCCGGGTCTTCACCAAGTTTATTTTGTTGATATTTAAATTCTGTAATTTTTGCTTCCAAATCATATTTTTCTAATAAATATTGTTGTTCTAATGGCATTAAATTTATGATAGATTGCTCATACTTCAATCTTTCATTTGCCAATTCACCAAGGCGAGTTTGTTCGTTGGTTTGCTGGTTAACGGCAAAACGTTGAGCTTGCAATGCTTCGGCTTGTCCGGTGGCCGTTGCGGAACTGGTGGCGTATCCCGCTTTTTCCGAACGCATAAAATCACCAGAATTTTCACGTTCGGCAAGAATGCGTTTATATTCTTCTTGATATTGAATCTCTTTGACTTGAGCCGCTGCCCTATTACGCGCAGCCTGTGCTTCAGCCTTTGCCAAGGCATTAACTTCGCCAAGCATGCCTTGTGTGCCTTCTTTATTGCGCTGCAAATCTGCCACGCGCTTGGCCTCAATCTTCGCTAAATCTTCTTTTAATTGAATTTCAATTGTGCCAATTTTGACCAATGAAGCGCCCAAGGTGTTTTCTTGCAGCGCCAAGGTTGCTTTGTCTTTTTCTAATTTTAAAAGTTGACGTTGTAATTCAACTTGTGCAGACAAAGCCGTTGCCTCTTTGCTCATGGCGTCGGCTTTTTTGTTTTCGCTGTTGGCGTTGGCTTCGGGACTACCGCCGCCAGCCGCTTTTAATTCCCCAATTTTGGCTTGAATTTGGATGGCTTCGGCTTTCAAAGCATCAACGGCGCGGAAGTTGGCATTTGGATTTTTTGCCAACATATCATTGATGTCGTTTAGCCTGTTTTGTAATTTCTCAATTTCCGGGACTGCATCATTGGCCGCTTTGCCCATCATGTAGAAATAGGCAGTCGCGCCAGCCAACAATGACGCGCCTTTAATAATCATTCCTGTGGGCGTACCAACTGCCGCCGCAATGTTAATGGCCGTAATTGCTACTTCAGCTTCTCGCAGCACTTGAACAATTTTTACCAATTCCACAACCGTGGATGCAATACCAGCGGCAATCGTGGCACTACCAATAGAAACTAAAATAGCTTCAAATTTTTCAATGCTGATAATTTTGTCACGGGCAAATGGCGCGGTCAAATCAGCAAAAGCTACTTTTAAATTTTCAAAATTAGCTTTTATGTTGTCAGCAATCTTGCCAACCTTTTCAATTGAAGCCCCATATTTATCAAATTTTCCCGTCCCAGCTTCTAATGCTTTTGCGATTTCTTCAATGTCCACGCCAACACCAGCGCGGCCAAAGAATTCTTTTATTAGTTTAACTTTTTCAAATTGATTGCTAACATTGCTAAAACCTTGGGCCACGCGCTGGATGGCTTCGTAAGGTGACATTTTTTGTAGGTCTTGAAAAGTAATTCCCAATTTTTCAAATTGACCTAATACGGCATCAGTTCCTTGGCGTCCTTCTTGAATCTTGCTAAACAAAGTGGACATGATGCGGGATGCGCCATCGGCGTTTACGCCAGCACCCATTAAAGCCGAACGAAAAGCCAAAGTTTGACTGGTTGTCAAATCAAAACCTTCCGACAAATGGCGAATTTTGTCAGTAAATTCGATGGTTTGTTCAATCAGCGCGGCCATGCCAAGTGAACCCACGCTAATAGCGCCGCCCAAGGCTTTCCAATAACCATTTAATTTGTCAACGCTACTTCCCAGACTATCAAATGATGCTTGTAAGTCTTTTGCCTGTTGTTTGGCTTTGGCGGTGGCTTGGTCCCATTCAACCGTGACAAGCCCTAATTTGACGGAAAGCGAACCAATTTGTGCCATGTTTATCCTTTAGCGTACTTTCCCCAAGTCAACTCATACCAAAGTTGTTGGCCCAATCTTTCTACAACCGTAGAAGCATTGGCTTCTAGCGCGGGACGTAAAAATGGGTGTGCCGCCATCTTAGCAGTTCCAAACTCTAAGGCCAAGCCGACAGGCGGGTTCACATAACTATTTTGAAATTTGCCACGTTTATTTAGCGTGACGTTTTGGATTGATTCTTCGCGTTTGGGGTTTAACGTAACCCGCGCCATCCAAACTTCGCCTTCGTAGTATTTGGAATTTTTGTCCCGCGACTGTGGCCGTTGAACTTTCAAATACAAATGTTCTTCAAGTTGGCCCGTCCGAACTGGTGCGCTGGTTCTGGCGGTATCAAGAACGGGTTGAAATGCCGCTTTCATGGCATTGCGATAAATTCTGTCAGTTTTGCCTTTGCCGATTTCTTCGCCCAATTCGTTTAGGGCTTTGAATAAATCCTCAAATCCTTCGGTTTTAACTTGCGCTTCGAGTGGCATTTTTAAACCTATCCAGAGAAAAACCGGGGGCAGTTGTCATTGCTAACAACAGGGCGTCATTTATCTTTTCTTTTGTTGGCTTTTCTTGGTCGGGATTTATGTTGTAGTCATTAACCCACGGAAAGATTTTATCCGAATTGTAAGGTGGAGACTTCGGTTCTCTCATGTAATTAAACACGGCAGTTGTCAACGGCGCGATGGCATCAAAGACGCCACGGCCACCTAACATTCCTTCGGCGTACATCACCGAAATTTCGGCAAATGTTTCTTCGTCGATGTTGTCTACTTGCTCAGACGTGGACCCGTAAAACATCATTGCGGCCCGAACTTGTCGCCGCAACGAACGCCTTAGTTTTTTTTTGTGTCGCCGTAATTGGGCCGGATGGCTTCGTCAATCTTTTTGACGATTTCTCGAATGATATGTTCGGGGAATTCGTCGGCAATATCATCGTATGATTCGTTGACAGGTTCGCCCGTTGGCGACTGAATCAAACTAAAGTAAATTTCGACTTGGTTTTGATACGCCGCCATTAAAGTGGCAATTTGGCGAACGGATGTCCCGTTGACCATCAAATCATTGTCAATTTTTTCAATGCGTTGGTCGCCCGTTTTAAGGACTTCTAAAAATTCGGCGTCAGCATCGGCCATTGTTTTCAACAACGGTTCGGCCAACTTGGAATAAATTTTCTCAATGGTGGCTTGGTCGCCCGTAGAAATCCGTTCGGTGATTTCTTCCATTTCGCGTTTTACGGGAATGCGAATTTTAAGATTGCATTCAACATCGTTTAAAGCAACAGTAATTGTTTTAATCTTAGCCGCAACGCGTAACGATTCGTATTCTGGACCTAATTTTTTAGCAAAACTCATACACCCTTGATTATCTTGTTGTAAATTTCTTGATTAAGTTTTAAGGCATAAGCCACCACCGCTTCCGGCGTCATCTTGTCTGCGTGTGCTGTTGCGATTGAATGCGCCAAATTGATGGACGTCAAACGCTGTTGAGTAAACCCAAACCAATCCTTGCGTTGGTCGGCTTGGGTTACTAAAAAGTTCAGAAGGTCGTTATTGTTTTGTATTGTCGTCATGTGTATTAGGTATTGTTTGACCAGCCGTATTGGTTGCCACGGGGGTGGATAGTGAAAACCGCTTTGGCTTCAGCGCCGGGAGCCATATCAACGCGGAATTCGCCAACGCGACCATTGAAGGCATAAGCCACAACGTTCGTGCCATCATAAGCAGCAACCACAAAAGTGCGGTCAATAACGCCAGAATAAGCGTCAGCGCGCATCAACAGAATGCCAGCATCGGAAGGATTCCAAGCCGCTGTAATGGTCATGGAAGTGGGCTTAGATTGCGTGGGGATGATGTCGGATTGACGTGAACCAGCAACCATGAAGTTGGCGCTTGCATCATCTTGGCCGAATGCGGGGATGGATTCAACCAGCAATTGTTGGCCGTTAGAGCCAGCGCCGCCAGCAGAAGTGCCAACGATATTTTGAACTTCACCCGTCCAAGTTGCCAAAAATGTATTTGTCAAAGGTGTGGGGGTTGCACCAGTTTGACACCACAATGATGCCTCAAACCCTGCTAGAACTTTATTTGGTAACGCCATGATAATTTCCTTAAAAAAAGAGTTAAATGAAATCTTGTTTTAACATGGAATGTCCATTTTACAATCCAGCACAATTTGGTTCAATTTTACCGAATCATCGTAGGTATTGTATAGCATCGTCACGTCAATCTTGGCAACATAAATTCCAGCAAAACCAGTTTTGACGCCAAACTGTCCCGAATAACCATGTAGGGCTTGCAAGATTTGATTGGTCATATTAAAACAGTTATTCATGTCTGAAGCAAAAACATTCACTTGAAACACGGGTGTGTCGATGCCTTTGTTCGTTTGGTCTTGGCCCGTGTAAACAGGTTGGTGAACGTTTCGCAATTGCCAAACACAAAATTGGCTTTGTTCGGCAAAGTTGCGGTTGAAGTTGGCATAAACCGGAACGGGCGACACCACGGCCACCAATTGGTTTTGGATGGCTTGCGCGTATGTAAGGACGTTTTGTTGGGTGGTCATACGCTGGTAATCGGGTCGTTACGATAACAAACAAACGTCATCGTCATGCGGTCGTTGGCTTCCAAAACATCCAGCAATTTGTAATCTTTATTACGCCAATTGATAGAGTATTGATACTGGTTGATAGAAACGTTTTGCGTGTTGGGCGTGTAGTTCACCACGAACCGAACTTGTTTTGTATAGGCGCGGTCGTCCTTTGATGCAATCATAGAATCGCGGACATCTTGCACCAAGGCGCGGGTTTGAAAAGCCAACGTGATGGTCGTGGTTTGCTGGCCGATGGAATCAATGCCAGCGGTGACCGTATTCACTTTGATGTTTTCGTACCGGGTAAGTGCCATTACATCACCAGCGGTTTATAGGGTCGCAACAATGCGGCCACGCCATACGGAATTTCATTCAGTTTGGTCATGGTCGTGTTTGAACGGTTGTTGTATAGGTGCGTCAGCAATAACAAACCAGCTTGTTGAATTACAGGGTAAGCCGCCAGCGGGTTGGCCGCTTGCGTGTAATCCACCACGATGGGGTTTGAAATGTTTTGATTGACTTCGTTCGGGATGCTGTTGACAACAACTTTGTTGCCCGTGGCATCGTAAAAATAAGTCGATGAATCCACCAGCGTGAAAACGGGCGGGGTGCTTGACGACCAAT